CGACTCTCGCCTTTTGGCGAAGGTCCTCGATTTGGTTTTGCATCTGCATCCTCTCTGCAGGATTGAGCATGCCTGCCGATGCTTTTTGCCTCATAAACTGCTCAATATCGGAAGCGCTAGATTCAAATGACCTTTGAAGATCGCTCCACGGAAGAGAATCATAGCGGGCGCCGCTGTAAAGCGATGTTTCGAACGCTCTCGATGAACGGCCTATTCCCAGCTCAGACCTGCTTGAAACCTCCGATTGCATGGCTGAGAACCGGCGCTCTTTGTCGGCAATCTCGGCCGATTTCACAAGTGCGTCAGCTTCGTAGTCTAGTGCCCGGGCTTGCCCGGGATTGTCTTTTCGCATCAGCCTGGCCAAGGTCCGTTTATGCTCTGCGAGAGCTAGCATGGAGGCCTTTTCAGCCTTAGACTCTTCCATTCCTGCGTCGGAGCCGCCATACCTTACTGCTAGATCGGCTCTGAAGCTGTGGTAGCTCATTGCCGCCTGGTCTCCGGCCATTTGATCGGGCAGCGAGATGCCGAGAGCCGCACGTTTCATGGCCTGGTCCGCAAGCTTGCTTTGTCCTTTCGCTCTTAAGATAGCTGCATTCTCGGGGTGCTTCCAAGCCGTATCAAGGAGCATGTCATACTCCTCTTGGTCGGTCCATGTATCTCCCAGACCGGGCAGTTTCCCGCCGTTTCTTTGGATTGCTCCCGGCGAATACAGAGCATCGTGGATCGACTTATCGAAGGCTTCTCTGAACAACGGGTTCTTAAGACCCCTCGACCGATGGAACGCGTAGATCGGCAGCGGCGTGCCTGCCATCAGCCAATTGGTTTCAAGGTCGATTTCAGGCTGAGTAAGTTCCCCAAGCCGGAACTGGCGCGCGGCGACCTCCTTAGTATGGCCATAGCTGATGCGCGTCTCGTAACCGTATACATCGGCCATCAAAGCCCGCATGTCTGCATTCGAAATATCGCGCTTGACAACCGGTTCAATTGCGCTGCTATATATGCCGCCGATTCCTGTCCCAATTCCAGCGCCGATTCCTGCACCGATCGGACCTCCAAAAGCGAATCCTAATGTCGCGCCTATTGCTGTAAACCCCAATGCTCCAGCCGCCGGCAAGAGCGCTTCGGCATGATAAGGCCTGCCCATGACTTGGGCTTGTGAGTACCCGCCGGCGAACTGGCTCATGATGGCCATCGACTGGCTGTAGGCGTATTGTCCGCCAAGAGCCGCTCCTACATCTTTCCAGCCCATTGATTGAGGGGATCCGGGCGTTGCTCCCGGACGTCCTCCGATTCCCGTCGCAGCTCCAGCCAGATAGTAGGAGCCGGTCAAAGGATCGAAGTAATGGCCGTTTGTCGGATCGTAGGATAGAGCTTGCGCTCCGTTTGGGCCCCACGTGGCGAATGCGGCCGCCATCGGGCTTCCAGCGGTTGCCGCTGCTTGGCTAAGGGCCGTTGGAGGCGTTCCTGGCGCGGGAGGGAGAGCTGTCTGGGCAACTATGGCTCCTCCGGCCTGAACGGGCGGAGAGGCGCTTCCAGGGGCAGTTCCGTAGCTTCCTCCAGGACTGCCTGTGCCCAACCTCTGCGCTTGCGCTTCCAGCTGGGCCATCAACTGTAGGGCTTCGGTGAATCCTTGCGTCTGCAGCTTAAGAATAGCGTTGGCTTCGCTCATGCCTCAATTGACGTCAGAAAAGCTGTGTTCGCAGTTTTAGGCACAAGCAGATATACTCGCCTTATGGATGATGTATCCAAACTCAGGGCGCTTATTGCCAAACTCAAGGTCCTATTCGGACTAATTGAAGTCGGATTGATGGCAGACAGAACCAACGTTCCGGAAGGTTTCCTGGACTCAGCAAGCCAGATTATGCTTAGAGTGGGAGGATGGGACGACTTGCTGGACGATCTTAAGAACGATCCGAACGCGCTGCTGCGCATCGGCCCTGCCATAGAAGATCTGGAAGTAGTGCTCCAGGAACTATCGGAGTTCTGGCCTGTAGCCGTAGCTATGGCCAGACCCGTGTTCCCAGAGCTTTTTGATTGCCTTTAGCTGATCGTTATCGGCTTGTTAACGGTATCGCCCTGAATTAAACAATTGTAAGTGACGAACGATTGGCCGATGTTCGCGTTGCCGTCGTACGGGTTGTTCGGCACCACCTTCGTTAGCGAGAGCGTGTTCGTCGATCCGCCGGCAAGCGCAACAGTGATCGTCGCTCCGTCCGCAAACGGTTCGGACGCTATCTGCCTCGAGGCGAACGTGAACGACGCCCCGGCCGACGGCGAACCAGCATCGTAAGAGGCGAGCGTCTTCGTCCCGTCAAGCGGCCCGTTCGGCTGATGGTTGTTCGAATAGGTGATCTCAGCGCCGTAGATGTTCCCTGTGATCCCGCCGAAGGTGACTTTGTCGAACATAAGGGGCGGCGAGTTGTCGATGGTGTTGGAATAGTCGGCCGGGAGAGAGTCTGCTATTGTCGGGATTCCCGGCGCCACGAACACAACCGAAAGGCCGACCATCATGCCTTTCGCAATCGTCAGCGTGAAAGCCTCGGCTTTCGCGTTGGCCAGCGTGTAGCTCTTAAGGCCGTTGTGCGCGATGATCGTGGTCGCCGCGGTGTCATCGAATCCCCCCGTCCAAGTTCGAGCTAGAAACAGGTTGAAGAAGGTTTTGGCCGCAGACAGGATCTCGCCTGTCTTTTCCCGAACCATCATCGAAGCCGTAAACCTGCTCGTTTTCAAGCCTTCGGCGAAGCTGGTAGACCACGAGTTTCCCATTGGCTGGGGTGCGATCAGGTTCCTCGGGTTCGGCATCTGCCAGTTGAAAACAGGGTACTTGACCCCTCCGATTGAAACATAGCCATGTCTGCCTTGCGGAATAGCCATTTCAGTTATCCTCCGATCCGACGATCGCCTCGATTTTCTTCATGGCGTCCTCGGTGATAGCGATAGGGCGAGCCGGCAAACCTTTTCCGGTGCCCGTTTGGTGGTAGGCCGCGTATCTAAGCGACGAACCGAAAGTCAGCATGTCTCCGTCGATCTCCTCGATGTGGTCGGGATCCTGCTTTTGCGTCCAGCTCGACAGCAGAGCGCCGGTACGGATCAGAATGTTCGAAGGGGCGAAGTTGCCGTTCTGCACCAGCATTGCAGGCACTTCGCCTTTGCGGTTCAGCCTTGGGTAGCCGGTTCTCCGCTTGGCTCTAACCGTGGCAGGCGCTAGCGGCTTCCAAGCGGGAATACCTCCGGAATGAAACTGGGCGAGAACGTCCGATCTAATGATCTCGGCGGCTTGCTCCAGGATCCGCTGAGGCTGATATTTAGCCTCAAGGTCCGATATAACCTTGGTCCACTCGGAAACATCGAGCGTGTAGGAGAAGGTCACGAGATTAAGGGCCTCCCTGCAGGCCTTGCCGCCTCGATGTAGAGAGTGCCTGCCGTCAGCCCCGCGGCCGCTGCGACCGAAGAGACAGCCAAGATCAACGAGTTCGCAGGAGCCGGATTCGCTCCTCCGCTCGCCAATGCGAACGTATTGACGGCGTTCACGGTGCACGTCCAGGTGCATCCCGCCGTTGCGGTTTTAGTAGCCGGGTCGTATGCCGTTCCGGTTACAGTCACAAGTCCGGCTCCGGTCGCCGCAGTAGCCTTGACCTGAGGGAACCCGCCGGCGTAGGAAGCGCTGTCGATCGCCTGGCCTGGCGTAAACCCGGCACCCACGACGAACTTGGCCAGCGCGTTGGGGTAGGCCGCGCCTTGGAGCACCTCAAAATAGCAGTTCCAAAGGCTTGAAGCGTTGCCCCACTGCGTAGAAAGGCTTTTCCAAAACGGATGCTGAAGAGCCTGCCATTTGGCCGGCTGGGCGGTGTTCAGGTAGGTCAGATAGTCGTCGAGGGATCGAACGTTTGGAAGCTGGTATTTGGTGGCATGGCCCTGAAGCGCCGATAGAATGGGGCTCAGGTTGTTGGCAGCGATGCCGATTCCCGAGACGCTGGCATCTAAGTTCTGGATCGGTCCGACAAGCGCAGCTATCGAGTCAACATCGCTGAGAGTTGCCACGATGGCTGTCTTCAAATCCGCAACGGCTCCGATCGCTCCCCATGCGCTTCCTGACACGCCGACTCCATAGTCCGATGTGCCGATCAGCTTGACGCCGAACTTGACGCAAGCGTCAAGGACAACATTAATCTCTGATGCAGAAATGACGCTCATCTAGGTTCTCCTCGGAACCCCCTAACCGGACTGTAGATGTGCTTGGCGGCTGTTGACGTTAATTCGCTCGCCTCTTCAAGGAAAGGAAGCTTCAACCTGCCCGCGCAGATAGCATCCAGGAGAGCTTTTCCTCTGCGCTCGAGCGATCTTCCGTAAGGGTTGGCAACAGCCGTGCCGGCCTCGTTTTGGGCGTAAGCCTGCATCTCAATGGTGGCCGCAGTAAGCAGGTTCGCAATCGCGGCGATCTGGGCAGGCGCGGGATTGTTGAGAACAGCTCCGGCCGAACTGGTCGGCCAGTAGAACCGCTGCGAGAGCGCTAGATCGATCTCGACGTCGGCGATCTCTGCAGCCGCTGCGATCTCTTCCGGCGACAATGCGCTCTTCTTGTTCCGGCACAGGTTCCTTACTTTGGCTTCGTTGGCGTACATAGCAAAAAGGGGTTAGGGATGCCGGAAGCCCGGCATCCCCCTAAGGGTCGTTAGGTGGTCACGTCGGTGAGGAGCGCGCCGCACTCTTTGGCGATCACGATCGGCGTGTAGCTGGCCTCATACTCGAACACGTCGGCCTTTCGGCTCTTCTCGAACCAGCTGACTACCTCTTCGTACTCGAGCAGAGTCGCGCCGTAGGTGATCTGCTTGTAACCCGGTCCGCTCGGATTGACGTATCCCAGCCAAATGTCGTCGCCCATAATCCGCGTAAGAGAAGGCGGCTGGCCCTTCTTAGCCGTGTTGATAAGCGACTTGACGTAGATAGCCTTCATTCCGTAGAGCTCGCCCGGAAGCTCTGCGCCGCCGCCTTGGCTTTGCAGGTTTACCGTGTACTTGTTCTCATCCTTCCACTCGGCGGTTCCCATGATCCACCGGGCTACCTTCGGCGTGAGGACTATGGTGTTCGGCGTGAAGCCGCAAGCCACTTCGACGGCATCAATAGCAGGGTCGAGGTCGGCGCGAATCGAACAGGTTGCCTTGTTCGACCAGTTGAGCGATTGCGAGTAGATGTTGTTTGCGGCCGTGCGGCAGATGCCGCCTGCGCCGAACATCCGGACCTCGTAGTTGTTCCAGATGAGCTGCTTGAGGAACTCGACCGTCGATCCCTCAAGGTCGACCTGGCTGTCCCAGTTCTTCCTCATCTGTTGGGTGATCGGCTCGTTTAGGGCGTGAGTCTCGCAGACATACGGAACATACTTCCAGCCCCGGCTGACTTCGTTCGACTCGTCGCCGTCGGCGCGGACATCGTCGGCGGTGTTGAACATCGACTTGTCGAAGACCGGAAAGACGTCCGAGCGGTCGTTCACCGGAAACACAGGGAACAGCTCGCGCGCGACCAGCTCGGGCGGGGTGTATTCGACCGCCAGATTGGTCATAACTTGATTGTAGTGGACTTGAGTTGCTCTTCCTAATGCCATCTCATTTCCTCCTTATC